TATTGAACTTCAAAACCACACCTTAAGCCCAGTGATGGCTGTAGTGTCTGTTGACGGCATCTGCGTAATTGATGGCAAGCCCGCCAGTTATGAAAGCAATGGGTTTTTGATTCCAGCACAGGGAACCACAAGCGTTCCTGGCTGGATGTTGAATAGGGAACAGGCAGCTGAGTTTGTATTTGGCAGCAAGAAGCATAGTTATGCAGCAGAATCTGGTTCAGACACCAGCAATGTTGGGGTGATTGGTGTAGCTTGGTTTCTCAAAAAGAGCCCATCTACACTGGGCAATCCTTTCCATTTTATGGAGCCGCTGACATTCATCAACTTGGCAAGAGTGTGCTGCGAGCCTCTGGGTCAATAGCTGCTAGTTCAATGAGTATAGGCAGTGTTGGTACTGGATTTGGTCAAGAAACGTCCTTCAATACCACTCATGTGAGATTTGAACGAAACAGCAATCAACCGCAGGTTGTTCAAACCATCTTTTATGACAGTGCTGACAACCTTCAAAAAATGGGTATCCGTCTCAAGGAAAGAAACAGTTATCAGACTCGAGTCGCCTTCCCAGGTAGCGAGCCTGGCTTCTGCAAGCCTCCACCCAGTTGGGTACGAAAAACTCAATGACAAATTGACATTGCTGTTTCTGTGCACAAATATAATGCATGGAAACAGCAATTTCAGTTTTTGGGGCCACAGGATTTGTGGGCAGTGCATTTGTTCAAAAAACCCAACACAAATGCATAGGTGTTCCTCGAAATTCCCGAACTCCTCCCACAAACAACATACTGTATCTCATCTCTACAACTGACAATTATAATGTATTCAGTGACCTGCACAAGGACATCAATACAAATTTAAATGTATTGATGGAGACCCTACAACACTGCAATCAACCAGATGTTGTTTTCAATTTTGTGTCATCTTGGTTTGTGTATGGAAGTCATACACAATTACCTGTTCCTGAAACTGCGCATTGTGATCCTCGGGGATTTTACAGCATTACCAAGAGAACAGCAGAGCAGCTCTTGATGAGCTGGTGCAACACCTTTGGCGTCAAGTATCGTATCCTGCGTTTGTCTAACATTTATGGGCCAGGAGACGCTGGAGCAAGCACAAAGAAAAACGCTATCCAACACATGGTCTCACAATTGTATCATAACAAACCCATTGACTTGTATGAGAATGGTATGGTTTACAGAGACTTACTCTATATTGACGACGCAGTAAGAGCCATCAGCTTGGTGCTTGAAAAAGGTGAGCTCAACACTATCTACAACATTGGCTCAGGGCATGCCACGCTATTGCGTGATGTGATTGACATATCTGCCCATCTAACAAATAGTAGATCTCAGATCAATGGCATACCAACACCTGAATTTCATCAAAAAATACAAAGTCGAGATTTTTGGCTTGATACGACCCTGCTTCAAAGTTTGGGGTTTGCGCCTCAAGTGTGTTTGACACAAGGCTTAACTGATCTTATCCGCAGCATTTCCACACACTCTTAACAAAAAGGCCTTGAGTTTTTCATGAGCATTCGCGCCCACATACAAGATTTTCTTAACCAAGTTGGTAATGAAGAACCCAATTTGTTTCCTTACATGGCCAACTCAGGTGATTTTGAACCTGGTAAATCCACTGTTTATTATTCTGGTCCCTACTGGGATCAAGATGAAATTGCCGAAATGATGCACAGCATATTGAAGGGCAAATGGTTGAGCAGTGGTGAAAAGGTTGCTCGCTTTGAAAAGGGTTTTGGCGAAAAGTTCAATCTACCCCATAATGTGATGGTAAACAGCGGGAGCTCGGCCAATCTCGCAATGATTGCAGCACTGAAAAAGAGTTTTGGGTGGAGTGACGACAGCGAGATTTTGGTTTGTGTGTGTGGCTTCCCCACTACTATTGCTCCCATTGTACAAAACAATCTCAAGCCAGTTTTTGTGGACATTGACTTCTCTGATCTCAACTGGGATTTGACACAACTGGAGTCAAAAATCACATCAAAAACGGTTGCGGTGTTCAGCAGTCCCGTGTTGGGCAATCCCTATGACTTTGATAGGATTCAAGAGATTGCAGCCCGGCACAAGCTCCAGCTCATCTCAGACAACTGTGACAGCCTAGGCAGCAAGTGGCGAGGACAGTATCTCACCGACTTCAGTGTGGCAGCATCTTGTAGCTTTTATCCAGCACACCATCTCTGCACCATGGAAGGCGGTATGGTGAGCAGCAAGAGTAAAGAGATCGTCACCCTGGCACGGAGCATCAGCTGGTGGGGTCGCGACTGCCATTGTGTGGGGGCACAAAATCTCATTCAGTGTGGCATGTGTGGCGAGAGGTTCAAAAAGTGGATCCAAGAGTATGACACGGTCATGGACCACAAATATTTGTTCAGCAACATGGGCTATAATCTCAAGCCACTAGACATGCAAGGTGGAGTTGGCTTAGTTCAGCTGAAAAAATGGGAAAAGATACACGCTCTTCGCCGTATCAACAAAACTCGCATCCAAGATATTTTAGAAACTGTGCCGGGGGTGCGTGTGGTGAATGAGCGAAGAGAAGCCGAGACCAGTTGGTTCGGTGTGCCTGTGATTTGTGAAAGCAAAGAACAGAAAGAGCACCTTGTGAGCTTCCTAGAGGGAAATAGGATTCAAACCAGAAATTATTTTGCTGGCAATATCCTAGTGCATCCTGGGTATCGCCATCTCGGTGACTATCGAGATTATCCCAATGCCAACTTGGTGCTCGACCGCGTGTTTTTCCTGGGTTGCAGTCCCACAATCACAGAGGGTATGTGCGACTACATCGCTTCAGTGGTGCAGCGAGCCACAAGCTAAATCTCCTGTTGACATTTTTCCTGAGTCAGCTATTATGAGCTCCATAACAGGAGGCACATATGCTGACTCAGGAAGCTTTGGTTGAGAGTGGCTACAAGAGGTTTCCTAATCCTCTTCCTTCCCGACTTGATCCAGAGTTCAACCAATACGGGTATCAAAAGCGTGTGTCAGATGAAAAGGGCATTCGTTATTTCATCGATGTGATCCAGTACAACTGGAAGAATGTGCCTGGCTATCCGGGTGCGCAACTCACTTATGAGCCGGAAGTGCATCTATACACCAGCGATTGTGCAGCGTTGATTCGGGTCATTGTGCTCAATGACGCGCATTGCGCTAGTGTTGAAGCCCTTGAAGCATATGTGGATCAACTTTGGCGTCAAACAGGCGCCGGATATTACGAAAGGTTTGGCTATGAGTGATCTAGTTCACAGTGCAAAGATCTTCTCAATTGCTGCTCACTCTGCTGTGGGACAGCGACGCAAGTATTCAGATGCACCTTACTGGACACACTGCGAGCGTGTGGTGGCTACCTTGGACAAGTTCAGCCAGGCCCCTGTCTCGGATGAGATGCGTGCTGCCGCCTGGCTTCACGACGCAGTTGAGGACACCAATGTGGACCTTGAACTGATTCGTGACCTGTTTGGTAACAATGTGTATCACCTCGTGGAGATGCTAACTGATGTTAGTCGGCCTGAAGATGGGAACCGGCGAGCACGCAAAGCTCTAGACCTGGAGCACACCAAGCTAGCTAGCACAGAGGCTCGGAACATCAAGCTTGCAGATCTTATTGATAATGCTGAGAGTATTGTTGACAATGACCCAGGTTTCGCTGTAGTATGGCTTCGAGAGAAGCGTGCTCTCCTAGAGGTGCTGGCGGATGCTGATCCAGGTCTATATGCTGAGGCACTTCGTGTATATAAGGAGTGTGATCGGAAACTGAACAAAAATTGATAACTCTTTGAAACGTTTTTGACTGGCAGGGTGTTGACAGCACAAAAACTACGCGCTATATACAGATACACTACAAACACACAAAGGAGAGACTCAAATGGTAATTTATTCTGCTGAACCTCGTCGGGGCTTTGTGACCAACATTGGTGATCGAGTTGTGTATGGCGAAGATGAAAACAACCTCCGCGGTGTGGGCTCAGTGACAGTGAACGAAAAGGGTCGACTGGTGGTAAATGAGCAGCCGCTGGAAACACTGCTTCGCAAATATGGCTACCTGCGCCTAGCAGCCTAAATTTTGTGCGGGAGTCACAATTTGGTGTTGACTCCCGCACACACTGCTGTATAGTGTGCTGACAAAGAGGGAAGAGAGCGTATGCAAACCGCAGCTGACGTAATTGTTGCACTAGAAGCCACCAACAGTCGGCTGGACAAGGAAGCGATTGTTGAGCAGGCTTGGAAGCTGGGCATCACAGACTTTTTTAAAGGTGCAATGCTGGCGTTTGATGCGCTCGTGACCTTTGGCATCAAGAAGGTTCCGCTTATTGATGATACTGAGCAGGGACCAGCTGCGGGCAGCTACACGTTTGCACACTTCAAAACTCTCGCAGATGCACTGAAGAATCGCAAGCTTACCGGGCATGATGCTCGTGACGCTGTGTTGGAAGCTGCTGAAAGCTGCAACACGCAC